ATGAGTCGGCCGTTGCGACGGTTGGTATTACGTGCCAGACTTTTAGATTCACTGCGCGGTGCGGGCGATGTACTGCCGCTGACGTGGGACGTCTTTTTTTATACGGTCATCCTGGCGCACTTCAATGCGAATTACGAGAACCCGATGTGGATACCCTACCGCCTGTCCTGTACCGTGGTTCAGGATGATTTCGCTGCCGTGATTCCGCTAATGGCGTCTTTGGGCAGTTCGGTACTTGCAGATTTGGGTGCCGCGGCTGGTCAATGTGCCCAGTTCGGCATTGATCTTTCGGGTGCCCAGAATTCCTTAGCAAATCCTGACGCTACCATCCGGGGGACTGCAGCTTATGCGGCGGCTGGGCTTGGCATTAGCAGTACCCGGGCCATCATCGATGCACAGATCGGCATGAGCCAGGCCACGCTCCAGGCGGTTACCGCGGTCCCCCAATCCTCGGCCAATTCCCTGGTGTCGAGCATCGAAGCATCGACTATGGCTGCGCAGCAACTGTGCGCGCTAACGTGCGCCAGCGCGTACCTGGGCCGCGCCGCCCGCAACCTTTCGAACGCGAGCACCTGACATTGAAGACAATCACCGTCGCCGGGGGTAATCTGTTTCGCATCGCCGCGGAGCAACTCGCCGACGCTACGCAGTGGCTAAGAATAGCACAATTGAATGGACTTACCGATCCAATGATTTCTGGCATCCTGACTCTAACGATTCCAGATCAGGATCCGAGCGCAGGAGGCGGCATTGCTGCTCAATGAACCGCAACTGTCCTATCGGTCTCCGCGGCTCTGTCTTCTCGTAAATGGCCAAGTTCTCACTGGGGCGTATGAGGTTTTGGTCCGGTCTAATAACTATTATAGCGCAGACAGCTTCAATGCGGTTTTTGCGTTGGGAGCCGATCCATGGGCAGACTTGGGCTTCTGGTCTTCGGTATCCGGTGTACGGATTGATGTACAACTAAGTGTAGATAATGGAGAAAGTTTTACAAGCCTTTTAGTGGGCTTAGTTGATATGGTATCGATTGATCCGATCGAAGGGGTTGCCCGAATCGCTGGAAGGGATCTTGCCGCGGCGTTGATCGAGGCCAAAACGCAGGAAACGTTTGCCAACCGGACGTCCAGCGAAATCGCGACGATTTTTGCGCAACGCCATGACCTTGTTCCACGCGTGGTCCCCACAAGCACCCCGATCGGACGCTTTTACCAAAGTGATCATGAAGGCCAGACGCTAAACCGGTTTTCCAATGCAACGACCGAGTGGGACTTCTTAGCATATCTTGCGCGGCAGGAAAGCTATGATACGTTCGTGACCGGGACGGTCTTATGCTTTCAACCAGCGATCCGGACGCCGACAATTGATTTGGTATTGCATCCGACAGATATGACCGAGCTCAGACTGGAACGCGCGGTAACTTTGGCACGCGACATTCAGGTCACGGTGCGTAGCTGGAATTCGCTTCAGCAAATGGCGTTCACTGGGGCCGTCAGGAACACCCTAACCAGCAACCTTACAAATGCCGCAAGCAGCGCCGCGAGTACCCCTCGCGAATACGTCGTTGTGCGTCCTAACTTGACACCCGATATGGCGCTCACCATCGCTAAACAACAATTGTCTGAAGTATCGCGCCACGAACGCGGCATTGAGTTCTCGATGCCGGGGGAACTGACGCTCACGCCTCGCAGCATGATTCTATTGGACGGAACTGGAACGGATTTCGACCAAGTTTACTATATCAACTCCATAGACCGGAGTTTCACGCGTCAGACCGGATTCTTACAGCGTATTCGAGCAAGCAATAGCTCTCCGAGGACAGAGATCGCGCCCGAGACGGTGAGCTAGTCGATGGAGCGCTTCGTCAACGCGATCAAGGCACACGCGGATGCACTGGTTCAGACGCAGGCGCAACCACGATTCGGTACGATTGTGTCGGTCGATCCGAATACAGGAACCGCGCGGCTCACGCTACAGCCCGAAGGGGTCCTGAGCGGCTGGCTTCCTGTTCTGTCGCCCTGGGCAGGCGCTGGCTGGGGAATGGTGTGTCCCCTGGCGCCAGGAGATCAGGTGCTTGTGCTCGCGCAGGAGGGGGCTGCCGAACACGGGGTCATCGTCGGTCGGATATTCTCAGGCCTGCAACGTCCTCCGGCGGCTCCGAGTGGTGAACTGTGGTTCGTTCATCAGTCGGGCTCCTACCTCAAGCTGCTCAACGACGGGACTGTCCAGGTCGGTGGCGATTTGCACGTAAGTGGAGACGTCTATGACAGCCAGGGATCCTTGTCACGATTGCGGAGCCACTATGATGCCCATACGCATATCGACTCCCGCGGCGGCGTGACGACTGCAACGAGCCAACCGGATTGAGGTCATCCATGGCTGACATCGCGCACCAATGGGGATCCGATCTTGGGTTTGGACCAACCGGAGATCTGGCTATCGTTACGGGTTCGACCTTCGGCCAGCAACGCGTCCTGCGGCGCCTTCTTACCAATCCACTCGATTACATCTGGCAGCCTGGCTATGGCGCTGGTTTGGCGGGCTTTATCGGGCAACCAGCGAACGTCCTTCAAATTCGCGCCCAGGTTCGCAGCCAGATATTCAAGGAAGCGGCGGTAGCACAAAGTCCAGAGCCGACCATCGACGTGACGCTTTCTCGCGGGGGCGCCGCCGGGGACGTCTATGTGCATCTTCTTTACGTTGATGCACAAACCGGGCAGACCCAGATCCTGACCTTCTCTGTGGGTAGATAAACGATGCAGCTTTCGCTTCAGACCTTTGCCAGCATGATTCAGAATATGGCAGCAGCCGTTCAAGCTGCCGCCGATCAACTCCTTGACCTAACGATTGGTTCCACGCTTAGGGCAATATTGGAAGCGACGGCATCGATTGCATTATGGATGCAATGGCTTATTTTGCAAGTCCTTCGCATGACGCGCGCGGCAACGAGCACCGGGGCAGACCTCGATAGTTGGATGGCCGATTTCTCTCTCGGACGTTTGCCGGCGAGCCCGGCGTCCGGAACGGTTACATTTTCTCGCTTCAATGTTAGCGCTGCGGCGCTTATTCCGGCGGGATCTCTTGTGAGAACGGCCGACGGCAGCCAAACTTTTGTGGTTTCGGCAGATTCCAGTGCGCCGGGATGGAATGCGGCACAAAGCGGATATGTTGTGAGTTTGGGAATATCGACGCTTGACGTGCCTGTCGTCGCACAGATCGCCGGAACAAGTGGCAATGTGCAGGCTGCGGCAGTATCGGTTCTTTCATCGGCATTGTCCGGCATAGACAGCGTATTAAATGCTACCGCATTTCAAGGTGGCGTCGACGCGGAGTCAGATCCGGCATTCAGACTGCGATTCCAGAGTTTTATAGCGAGCCAGTCCCGGGCGACCTTGGCGGCGGTAGAGTACGCGATCAGTACCGTTCAACACGGACTGCGCTACACAATTCAGGAGAATCAAGGTTCGTCGGGTGGAACTCAGCTAGGAAACTTCCTGATCGTCGTGGACGACGGGTCTGGGTATCCATCGAATGCACTGTTGTCCATGGTCCAGCAGGCAGTCGAATTAGTGCGGCCGATCGGCTCAACATTTGCGGTATTTGGTCCGACCGTAACAATAGCCAACGTGTCGCTGACCCTCGCGGTCTCGACCGCTGCTGACGTTGCTTCGGTTACTCCGGAGATCATCAGTGCTATAAGCGCCTACGTAAATGCCCTTCCGGTCGGTGCTACACTGCCAGCGAGCAGAATTGCACAAATCTCTTACGAGACAACCAGTAGCGTCATAAATGTCACCGAAGTACTGCTGAATGGTCAAGCTTCGGATATTGTCGTGCAACTTTCCGGGGTGATCAAGATCGGAACGGTCGTGGTGAGTTAATATGATCGGCGATCAACAGGACATCCTGGTTCGTCTGAAGCAGGTTCTCCCCCTACGGTGGTTTCCCGACGATGCACCGGTTCTTGACATACTGTTGAGCGGCTTCGCCTGGGCCTGGTCCTGGGTGTTTTCGCTTCTTCGGTACGTTCAAACCCAAGCTCGCATCTCCACGGCTGAGAGTACTTGGTTAGACCTGGCAGCCGCGGACTATTTTGGTTCCGACATCGACCGCCATGCTGGCGAGAATGACGACGCATATCGGCTGCGAATTCAATTGGAACTGGTCCGTGAACGGGGGACACGGCGAGCGATCACGCGGTCACTCGTTGATCTAACTGCGCGACCTCCTATTGTGTTTGAGCCGGCAAACCCCCGGGACACGGGCGGATATGGCAGCACGAGTGAAATGAGTGGTGGGCTGGCTTATCAACTGGCTGGCGGCTGGGGAAGCTTGAGCCTACCTTTTCAATTCTTTGTCACGGCCTTTCGGCCTATGGGCATCGGCATCGGGTCGGTATCAGGTTGGGAATGTGGCGGGGGAGGATACGGCCAGGGTTCATTGGAATACGCAAGCCTGTACATGATGCAGGGCCAAGTCACAGATACCGATATTTGCCTAGCAATTACCCGGGTACTGCCGGTTGGGGTCGTCGCCTGGGCCCGAATAAGCAGCTAGCGCATTCGTCTGAGAGCAAGAGGACCATATGGACCGGAACTTAGTCTATCCAGGAAGCATCCCGCTTGATACCGATCTGCTTTCGATCAATCGTAATACGATGATTGCTTTAGGCTACCTGGCACAGGCGGTATTGGGCAGCAGCTCTATTGTGGACGGACTGGCCTGCAATCCAACGTCCCCGGCCTCCATGACCATAACCATCGGGCCCGGAGCAATCTCTCAGCTTTCAGTAGTTGACGTACTTGCATACGGCTCCTTGCCGGCGGATGCAACTGACCCGCTTCTCAAGATTGGGATCAATATTGCCGCGACAAGTTTCGTGCTTACCGCGCCTTCCGCATCGGGTCAGTCCACGAATTACCTTATCGAGGCTGCGTTTCAGGAGAGCGATATAAATCCGACAGTATTGCCATACTACAATGCGTCATTGCCCTCGCAGCCTTATAGCGGCCCGGCAAATTCTGGGGCAACCCAGAATACCTTGCGTACGCAATGTGTCGAACTACAGATGAAGTCCGGGGCACCCGCAACCTCCGGAGCGCAATCTACGCCTCCTGTTGACAACGGGTGGACTGGACTCTACGTCATCACTGTCTCATATGGTCAAACATCTGTTACAGCAGAAAACATCACGACGGTTCCGACGGCACCTTTCGTGTCGTGGAAGCTGCCGCTGCTGCGTCCCGGCTTCGGCTCGGGAATCCAGAGTTTCATCGCATCGGGGAATTTTGTTGTCCCGGCGGGGGTCGCGCAGGCGGAGGTTGAAGTCTGGGGAGGCGGCGCCGGCAGCTACGCATCAGTGGCCGGCGTATCCACTGGCATCGGCTCAGGTGGTGGCTCGGGCGGAGGCTATGCACGAAAACGGATTACCGGCTTAACGCCGGGCCAATCCGTTGCCGTTGTCGTCGGCAATGGCGGCAATGGCGGGACAGAAGGCGGAGGCGCTCCAGTATCCGGCGGGACATCGAGCTTTGGACCCTACGTCAGCGCGACGGGGGGTGGCCTCAATTATCTCGCTACTGTCTCAGGCCCCCAGAACGGTGCCACGCCGGCAGGAATTGGCATCGGCGGAGACGTCAATCTTGTCGGATCTGCCGGTCAGGCAGCCGTGCTAAACCAAGGGGGAATGGGCGGGGGCGCTCCAATGGGTGGCAGTCAGAACAGCGGGACGTCCGGCGTTGCCGGGGTGTTTCCTGGAGGAGGTGCTTCCGGGGCCGGCACGGGCTCCGGCGGTAACACGCCATACAATGGTGCGGCGGGTGCACTTGGGTTAGTGGTTGTACGGTGGTGATATGCGAACTTATGCACGGGTTCAAGACGGACGCGTGGTCGAATTAGTGGCCACGGACTTGGATATTTCAACCATGTTCCATCCAGCGTTGACCTGGGTGGATGCTTCGCACGTGACTGGGATATCGGAGGGCTGGACCTATGACGGGTCGGCCTTTTCGAGGGCGGTGGTCGCCGAAATTGCATCTCCAGCATTGTCCATCTCGGGGTTACAGGCCCAGATGGCGATTCTCGCCACTCAGCTCGCAGCTTTGACCAAAGACGTTTAAGCTATGCACCAATACGGTAGGTATCCGGGTCTCTTCGGAACAGGATTACTTTGCCAAGGCGCGTATTTAGGCGCCTTCAAGTTCGCTTCCGACCGACCCAGTCGCGCGATATTGGGCGCTCTACCTACACGCTTCAGAAGGTTACCATGGCCACTCCAGCTATCCATGTATCCAAGCCCAGCGGTGCGCGCACCGTTCTCCTTGACGCGTTCATTGCGGTACCGCGTGGATCCACCGCGATCGCCCCACCTCCGTTGAACTGGCCTACGAAGGATCCAGGCGATGTCCTGGATTATCAGCTCAATATAGCCCCGGCACTGATAGGCAACGAAGGCGATTCAATTGCCACTCTAGATGTCTCCATATCACCTGACAACCCTGGGGACCTGACACTGAATGAAGCTCAGGCGGATGGCCCCTCAGCCGTGTTGTGGCTGTCCGGAGGCCAAGCGGGCACCGTCTATACCATCACGATCCTGATCTCCACGATCAACGGACGGGCGCTACAGCGCAGCATATTGCTTCCAGTTCTTCTGCTGTCGGTACCGCCGATCCCGCCAACTGCTATCGACATCACCGCCGGGGTGGTTCTAACCGATCAAAATGGCAACCCAGTACTCACTTGACCCCGATGGGTCTATGGTTTTCACCAATCATTGAACCATTGCAATAGTCCGGCAATTCCCGCGGGCAGACTGCCAAGCGGGTTCTGCGGTTGGAGCTCGACCAAACATGCCGACGATTGACCAACTCGCCCCGGCAACCGCGGCGGCAGATACCGACGAACATATCGTCAGCCAGTCTGGCACTGCTCTCAAAATGACGCGTGCCCAGATTTTGGCCGGCGTGCAGCCGCAGCTGGCACTTCAGAGTGGCGTCCTGCTGGGGCGCAGCAGCGCGGGCATCGGCGCTCCTGAACCACTGGGAGTGGGAGCAAATCTTACCCTGTCCAGCGGCACCCTATCGGCCTTGGCGACACCGTACCTGGTCAGTGCATTGCCCAACGGGACCGTGCCGGCCCCCGGTGACTTGGTACCGCTCAGCCAGGGAGGCATCAACACGACGGTACCTTACAGTCAGTTTCTGAGCGGTCTGCCGGACGTCGCCAATATAGACGCATCCCAAATGCTCCTTACGGCGACGGGCTCCACGACAAGCGCGCGACTCTCGGACTTTGCCGCAGCGACCTTGCCGATCGCTGGCGGCACGATGACGGGCCCGTTGATACTCGCCGCTGTTCCAGCTTCGCCGCTTCAGGCGGCTTCTAAGGGATATGTGGACGGCCAGGTGGCAACTGCGTTGCCTCAGGGCGGCGGGGCGCTTTCAGGGCCGTTGACGCTGGCAGGCGATCCCATCGCCGCATCCCAGGCCGCCACCAAGAGCTATGTCGATACCCGGACGTCGACCTTGCTTTCGACGGCAGGCGGCGTGCTCTCCGGGTCGCTGACCTTGGCTGCCGATCCCACCGCCGCATTGCAGGCAGCGACCAAGGACTACGTGGACACGCGTGTGATCCGATCGGGCGACACTCTGACCGGGGCGTTGATTTTGGCGTCGGACCCGGCTTCTGCCCTACAGGCGGCAACCAAGGGGTACACGGATGCGCAGATAGCAACGGCGCTGCCGAGGGCCGGAGGCAGCCTAACCGGTTCACTGTCGTTGGCTGCCGACCCGACTTTGTCGTTGCAGGCGGCGACCAAGCATTATGTAGATAGCCAGGTCGCAACTAGCTTGCCGCTTTCTGGCGGTGTCATAACCGGTCCGGTCACGCTTGCGGCCAATCCCACGTTCGCAATGCAGGCCGCCTCCAAGCAGTATGTTGATGGACAGATCGCTACCGCTTTGCCGATCAGTGGCGGGACGTTGACTGGGTCGTTGACGCTGGCAAGTGCGCCAACAGGTTCCTTGAGCGCCGCCACCAAGCAATACGTTGACTTGAGCCCCGGAAGCATCACCGGGGTCATCAACGTCAAATCCTCCCCGTACAACGCGCAACTTAACGGAACTACAGACGACACGGCAGCGTTTATCGCGGCATATCAGGCGGCCCCGGCTGGCTCGGTGATCTACGTGCCGAATGGCGTAACAAACCTGCAGAACCCCACCACATGGGGTATCCCTCTTTTGAAGTGGGTCAAGTGGATCATCGACGGCACCACCCTACCAAACGGAACGTCACTGGCGGACGCAATCCCCGGTGGCGGGGCGCCGGCCAGCTTGATCCTGCCAGGGGTTGTCGTAGGCAACAGCAACGTGAGTGCCGAGATCTCCCAGGGATCATCCCAACCGACTGATTTTGCGGTGTCGCACTCCGCATACATTGTTAATCATACAGGAGGGCCGACGACTGGGGTTGTATCCGCCAACGCACGCACGGATACCATCATTTACAACAGCCCCAATAACTACATATGGGGCGGCGTTGACCGCATGGTGTGGGTCGGTGTTCAGACCGGATTCGCGACTGCGCCGGCCCAACACGTCGCCCGTTATGTGCAGACGATACGTCAATCCGTGGGCAAGAATTCATCCGGGGCGGCGTTGCCGCAGCCGCAGCTTTGGGCCACATGCCTGGAGTATCGCGACACCACGGCGCAACCCTCTAGCACCACGAACGCTGGAATAACTTCCGAAATGGATTGGTTCGGGAACGGCCCTGATGATGGCCACAATCGGCAAATCCAGTCTCTCGTGGTGGGCCAGAACGATCTTTCTGGTGCCCCCATGGAGATTTCCACCGTTGTAGGTGTGTATCTTGCCGCGGGGCACGCGGGTCACGCATACACCGTGTTCGGAGTCGGTATCCCCTTCTCGACATCCGTCTTCGACACATCAAGCGCCACGCAGATGACTGGTGCCGCGGCGATACGCTTGGCCGCCGGCCATGCGATCGCCTTTGAGCCGACTGTCACTTATCGCCTGGCCTTCGATAGCACAACAGGCGTCCTCCGCTGGTATCAAGGCACGCTGTCCTATGTGATCGGAAAGGGGATCACCGTAGGATTTCAGAACGTCTGCACCGCCAACACAACGCTGCCCAGCTACATCTCGGGGAACATTGTCTTTCTCGCCGGCACTGGCACCTATACAGTTACCCTCCCGGCCGCTGCCACAGTTGCGGCAGGAACAGGGTTCACGTTCTCGGTCGCCAGCACGGCTACAGTGTCGATCACGCCATCCGGCACGGATGCAATCGATAACGGTCCGGTAATGCTCCACCAAAACGACCGCTATCACATTATCTCGGATGGCAGCTCGTCTTGGCGAGAAGTATTCAGGACAAATTCGGTCAATCCGCGTTTCGGCGGTCCGCCCGTGCTGCCGTCGTATGCGGTTGCGGGGTTGCCCGCTACCGCGATCGCCGGCGCAAAGGCATTCGCCACGAATGGGCGCAAGCCAACCGAGGCCGCCGGTGCCGGATCCGGGGTGGAGGTCTTCAGCGATGGTGTCCACTGGATTTCGGTGTGCGCCGGATCTCAAGTGCAGGCATGACACAAGAAATACGTGACGAGCGGCCACGCTTTCGGAGCACCTATGCCAACGATTTCCCAGCTTCCTGCAACGTCGCAGGTAACTGCTGCCGACCAGCTTCCCATCAGCCAAGGAGGTTCAGCGTGCTCGGTCAGTGTCGGCACGCTGCTGGCCGGCACTCAGCCGGCAATTCTTGCGGCGACTGGAACCTTGCTCGGACGCACGAGTCTGGGGCCTGGAGGGCCAGACCCAGTCGGAATTGGTACCGGCCTTCTCCTGAATACCGATACCTTAGTCGCCACCGGGGCCGATCATGCGACCTATCCTGTTGAGAGCAACCTTACGCTCAGCGACGACGCGGTCCTGAACAGCGAAGGTGTTCCGAAGCTTTTGCAATTGTCGCTCTTGCGGGGCTTGTTCTCTTCAGGCTCGAATATCTCGATCGACCAGTTTGGCACTATTTCCGCGACTCTGCCAAGTGGTACATTGAGCGGTTCATCCGGCTATAGCATCACCGGCCTTCCGACTGTGGGTTCGATTTCATCCGGCGATCTCGTGGCGATCAGCCAGTCAGGATCGGACCACACTATCGCTTACGCCAATCTCATCGACGGCCAGACCATCGACCAGGTGGTGGGCGCCGCCGCGGCTTCCGACTCCGACGTCTTTTTGGTCGCACAAAGCGGAAATGTGCTGCTGCGCCAAACCTTGGCAGCCATTTGGGTCTGGCTCACTTCAAAACTGCCGGGTTATCTGCGTCCTGTTCTTGAACTTACTGCAGACACTACCTTAAGCGCGCCTGACCATAATGGGCGTGTGCTGATCTGCAGTCAGCCCATAATCATCACCGCTGCAACGGCCGCGATGGGGAATGGGTTCACCTGCGATCTGATCAATGTCACTGCGGGCGATGTCTCATTGGGCAGCGGTATCATTACATCGTCGGGAACATCCACCCTGGCCCCAGGCCAGGCCGCAACCCTCGCTTGTTTGACATATTCGGGGGGAACTCTCGTCTATGCCTGGACAAGTACCTCGACTTCGTCGTCAGGAACACCGGCACAGGTCAGCGGCCTGATCGTGAGTTCAGCGAGCGCTGCCACGGTAGTGCTGACTTGGACCGCAGTATCGCCATCGCCAACGAGCTATGCAGTGCAGTACAGAATTAGTGGAACCGCGGGATGGTCAACTGCGCCATCCGTAACCGCACCTGGGTGCACAGTGACCGGTCTGCTCTCGGCGACCAGCTATGATTTTGTCGTATCTGCCGCAAATAGTGTCGGCGTTGGCATCCCCTCGGCAATCGTCACTGCGACGACGTCTGTGGGCCTCAATCCGCCCGGCCAGGTAACCGGTCTGACAACGAGCAGCGCTACCGCCAGCGGTATTTCGTTGGCTTGGTCGCCGCCGGCATCCGGGGGAACTGTTGGCAGCTACACGGTCCAATATCGCGTATCAGGGACGACACCTTGGTCAATCGGGGCCTCTGGCCTGGCGTCAACGTCTTTCGTCGCAACTGGGTTGGTGTCCGCAACCAGCTACGATTTCGAGGTTCTCGCGGCAAATTCCGCGGGCACCGGGCCGGCGTCGGGCGTGGCGACAGCGAGCACGGCGGCGGCCGGCACTTCCGTAGCCTCGTGCACCTGGAACGTAACGCCGTCCGGAAGTTACACACATGGCAGTGGTTCCATTGGCATCAATGCCCATATCTCCCCGAGCAGTGCGCCTGTGCAGTTCGGCTTTTCGACCTCTCCGACGGTAACACCGACTGGTTGGACTGCCGGCAACTATGTCAACACGGATTTGTGGGGGGCGTACGTCAGCACACCATCGCTTCCTGGAACATGGTATGCCTGGGTGGAAGGAACAGATGGCAGCGCGCCGACAGTGTACCCCACCGGGTTTACGGTGACCTGA